CGGCCTTCTTTAAGAAGAATCCGGCATTTGCCTCTGCTGAAGAGCTAGATAGAACCACACAGGCTTCCTTTGAGGAAGCTGAATTATTGTGCGGATTTACTAATCTTCGGTTAGATACTAATAACTCTTCTACGTTCGGGACTTTATCCCCTGAACTTAAGAAAGCTATTAGTAGTATTAAGTCCGATATTGAACGGACTTTAGGCGACTTTGACGACTTTCTCGGAGAACTTCCAGAGAGAGTCCGAGTTACTGCTGGAGCAACTGCAACACGACCAAGGAAAGCGGCGGCGCCTCATCGTAAGATGAGCCTCCGCAACGTTCCTTGTTCACTCTCAGCACAGCCATATCTTATGGCTGTGTATAGATTTTTTGGGTATGATAATTTTACCTTCAAAAATGTATATGAGAATCGTGTTGTAACCGTACCGAAGAACTTTAAGACGAATCGTACCATTGCATGTGAACCCGAAGGGAATTTATCCCTCCAGCTCGCACTTAATGGATACATAGCAAATCGCCTCCTTAAGATTGGAGTTGATCTGTCGTCTCAAAGTTTAAATCAGGATCTTTCCAAGATAGCATCATTATATGGAGAATACTCCACAATTGACCTATCTATGGCTTCCGATACCTTAGCATTTAATACAGTTGCGCTCCTCTTACCATATAAATGGTTCAGGTTCGCAGCTGACATTAGATGCCCCCTAGGGGCGGGATTCGGAAAGGTGTATCGATATGAAAAATTCTCCTCTATGGGGAATGGTTCAACCTTTACACTTGAGACCTTGATTTTTGCTTCAATAGTTCGATACTGCATATCGAGTGACGAAAACTTCGCTGTGTATGGTGATGATATTATCATCCCAACCTCGAAAGTTGACACTCTTATTGAACTACTGAAGTTTTTTGGCTTCCAAGTCAATCATGATAAGAGTTACACACGAGGCCTTTTTCGGGAATCGTGTGGAACTGATTGGTTTGAAGGCACTAACATTACACCCTTTTATCTCCGTGTTGCAAGCTCGATGAAAGTCGACCTCGTACATGTAGTAAATGGTCTGGCGGCTGTAACGCTACCAGAGGGACGTGTTTGGAAATTGTTGCGCACGATAGTTTGTGAGCAAAAACTTCCACCCGTTCCGTATAATGAGAGTTCTATAAGCGGTATATGGATTGATACCCATAGCGCTTATGGACAAAAAATAATCAATAGGAAAGGGCACATATACAGGTATAGGGCATTCGTGCCCCGTACCAAGAATGTGCCTGTCTCAGATTCTCAAACTCTTGCTCTCTGGTATCTTAACGCCAGAACGCGAAGACATGGGTCTCTGTTACATAGTAGCGCTGGGAAGCGCAGTGACAATCCTTTGATTACAAGTTCGGTACCACTATTTA